CGGCACTCCGCAAGGCAGGCCTTGCTCCCACTCGAGGTGGTGAACGCCAACAGGTTGGTATCACACTGACGACACTCTTTTATCCTTCCAGAGCCCAGGAGGCGAGGTGGAAATGGGTTGGACATCACCATGTTACCATGGCTTGCTCCGCCGTTTCCCGCGCCAACCGCTCCAAACCCGAAGGTCTATCCGTCCGTACCCCAGTATTGTTACCCTCCCCTCAGCAGGGGGGATATGAAGGCGGACCCGCTTTACACGGCAACCACGCCTTGCCGTGGGCCAGCGCCCACGACTAACGACGCCTAGTCCCTGCCACCCCTTTCAAGAGGGTCTCTAACTGGCGGGGCCCAATACTGGGGAGAGGTTACACCAACCCCCGTCTCCATACTCTATATCACCAAAAGAATGCCTCCCAACTACAACTGACTCGCCGTCTACAGACTAGTAAACGCGAGGAAGATTATCAACACCTATGAGGAGACAGACCGGAGGGGGAAAAGAGCGCAAGTATGGACGGCGTTCCTCAAGAATCCGCGGGCGGACAGTGAGGAACGGGTGCTCCGTGGCATAGGTAGACGTTCCATCATGGAAGATGGGAAAAGAACTCCAGCACTCATAGAGTTCTTTTGGCCAAACAAAGGCCCAACGTAAACCTCCCCATAAAAACTTGCGACAAGAAGAGACAGGGTTCATAGATCTACGGGCCCTATAATAGGCTGGCCGGTCCAGCAAACGGATGAAAGGGCGAGCCCTAACACCCATCCACTCATTTGTATTCTCCCGCTGTAGTTCGACACTAGCAGCAGTAATAATACCGTAAAATTGATCCCTAGGTGGTCTGCCGACAATCACCTCGACATCCCTCCGGTCACCGCTCTCCAGGATCGGAGATCCGCCGTACACAGCGGACTCCCGGAACCAACGCTTCAAGATAAGTTGAGAACGTAACCAAGGTGATAAACAGCCAAGCCCACTTATCACACCACGAATGGCAATCTCATACCTAAGCATGACAATGACCCGAAGGACATTGCGTCGAGAAAACCCGACAAGACTCCTGACTACCTCCTCGAGCATTCCGCCGGGTTTGGAACGAGCAGGACAAAGAAATCCCAGAGTTGCTTTGGCCACCCTACGGTGACCTCGAGCGTCATAGGTTTGACTGTTTAGATCAATCCACCGCTCGCTACAATCTGTTTTTTCTTCATTAACGATTAGACCGTACCTCGAGGTAACGCCCTTCCACGCTTGGAAGAAGGGTTGATCACCACAAAAGATACAATCATCACCGTTGAACCTACCTTTCCTATCTCTACCCCTACCACTAACATCGCAAGCGATGTCAAAACAGGACTTGTTCAAGAGGCACAACAACGGGAAACTGATAAGGTTTCCCATCATTGAGCCCCTCTTGATGGGGAAGTGTTCGTCATCCCCAACTCTGTTCCGGTAGCGGAGGTTAGAGAAACTCCCTAACAGAATACTCCTCTCTTTCACCGTTAATTCAGGGCATCTTGAGATTTCGTCAACCACAACGGCGACAGCAGGAAGGTAGATATTATCAGTCGCGGCGGAAAAGTCCCCACTGATATACCTCTCACCCTCCCTCCTATCACTAACGATAACCTCAAAATCCTCCTTAGTAACATCTCCTCTGACACACCACCCGAAGGAAGTGATGTGATCGTACAAGGCATTATGAACAGGGGTTAACACGCGCTTAACCTCTGCAGACTGCATGGTCACAGTTCTAAATTTTCCCTTCGTCTTAGCACACCCTAGTCGAACAGCGGAATAGTCTCCGGAGAAACTATCCTCACCGCAAGCTAGCGTGCCCCCATCAGAAGTTCGAATCTCATAACACCCCTGCCGGTCAGGGATGTACTCTCCAAGAGCCAATGACCTCTCTCCTGTCATCCTTCTTTTCTCCAACCGCCCACCCCAACCGCTTAGATTTTCTCTCACTGCCTTCCGCAGTTCATCGAGATCCTCTGCGCTTGGGAGACAACAAAGGGGCACGTCGCGGGCGACGTGTTCCCTCCACTTTGTTTTCGCCTCGCTGGTTAGATTACGATCACACTCCTTACAGGGCGCATCGAAGATGCGCTTTGTCGATTTAAGAGCCAGCCGAAGCCTACTCCCATTTCTAGAGTGTTTGGTGTACCGTTGCAGGCACAACTCAACCCAACCATCCCACGAGGTGCGTAGGGAAACACACGTGCGCTTACCAGAGGGTAAGTAAACATACTCCGGAATTCCAAGGAATTCTAGACAGAGTATAGCACGTGCGTTTTTCAACGCCTTTTCTAGTGACCCTGCTGCAGGACAGCGGGTATTAGGAATAACCTCCGGTCGAAGCCGGTCTTCTTCCATCCACAAAATCAGGTCGTTCGAGGCCCGAAATTGGAGAAGCACCTTAAGG